GGTTTATAATCTAATAATCTATCTGTAAAATATTCATATGTTAAGATATTTCGGTCGGTTAATAGTTCTTCATTCATATCTATTTATCCTTTCTTTATCATAAGGGGGGTTTTAAATCAACCCCTTAATCCAATCCGCTACTGCTTGAATTTTATTCTTCAAAATCTCTTTTTTAAGCTCTTTAATTTGTTGCTTAAGTTTAGCATTTGGGTTTTTTTCTTCCGCCATTTTTTTACGGTTAGCTAGTGTTTTTGATGTAGTTTTTTTATTCATTGTGTTTAATCCTTTACTTATCTGTTAATTATATTTATATGGTGGGGGCTTTTTTCGCCCCCTAATTTTTTATTCCCATTCGGCTTGCTCTAAATCAATCAGTTGCTCTATATGGTGGTAAGCATTTTCAACTTCTTCACCCCAATCAGCTGTGAAAACTGTTGAATTTACATCATAATCGCCCCAGCTACCTTGACTATCTGGTGAAAATACTACATAATCTTTTAAAATTGTATTGAAAAATTTTTTTCCTTTTAATTCTTTCGGTATTTGAAAAACTATTTTTTCACTTAATCCATAATCAGCATAATCATAATCACATCGCATTTTTAGTAAATCAATAAATTTTCTAAAATTTTGAATTTCATCTTCACCAGTAAAAATACCATTTAATTTTTTATTATCAAAAGTGTTATAATAAAAGTTAAAGTAATTCATTCTATTTATTCCCTTAATTTATTTGACAATCACAAAAGAAATATTCAATAAATCTTTTTCTTCAATACCTATTTTTTTTAGTTTTTTTGCGTGTTTTTTACACCATTCCTTGTTAGCGATTGGGTTTGGTTTTTCTGTATTTCTAAAAACTACTTTTTTATTCATTTTATACCTTTACCTTTACTTTACTTTAATATTTTTTTACAATCGTTGCTTTTGATTGTAATTCTATTATAGCATACTTTATTTTAAAAATCAATACTTTTTTTATACTTTTTTAATTTTAAGCGTATTTTATAAAGGCGTTTAGCTACTACTATATAAATTTTTAGCCCGCCCGCTTAATGTGAAAAGCTTTACGGTAATGATTTTTTAATATGCTTAATATGTTTTTACAATCTTTATCATTTGATTGTAATTCTATTATAGCATACTTATTTTAAAAAATCAATACTTTTTTCATACTTTTTTAATAAAAAATAATAATAAAAATAAAAAAAAAGGGGGGATTTTTCAACAGAATTGTGGAAAACTATTCGGTAATATATTATAAGCGAACAAAAAGCGAACATAGATATTAGAATGCTTTAAAGGCATTTTGAAAAATGCGACGGGGCAGAGACCCCAGACCATATATCATATTCTTGTTCAGCTACGCTGAACGACATTTTGGAGTGAATGCTATGGTATTACCTCTCACTAGATTTTCTGGGCTATACAAAACAAAATTATAAAGGTTGGGAAAAATTTACCCTAGCGTATAAATTATAGCTGACATAAAACAAAATTATAAAGGGTAGTTGATATTTCTTGTTTAGGCGTATATAATATAATTACATCGCCTTGGTCTGTTCATTTGAGCCGCCAAGGTTTTTTTTGTTTTGTGTAAAAATATCCGCAAAAATGTTATAATATATATATGAAGAACCAACTTGCGAAAACTAATATGCCAACTGATGACCAAATCCAGACCTATGCTGAGCTGGTGCTTTCTGGTGATTTACAACCAGAGCAGTGTTTTAAACAAGCCTTTGGGTTTGTTCCCACGGTAGAACAGCTGAGAGAGGTCGAGGCGAACGCCAAGTATCGTGAGCGAATTGATAGCGTGCTACTAATGCTCCAAGCCAGAATGCGAGCCAACTCGATTTCCCTCGCTGACCAAGCTGTGATTGCGGTTGCTAAATCACTTCAGCATACTGAGAAGTTAATTGATAACTTGCTCCAAGACCCCAATATGAAGATTAGTCATTATGTGGCTTTGGTCAATACTCAGATTAAGACATTCCAAGCTATGAAAGAAGCCTTAGCCAAAGCTGAGTTAGCACTGAACCAACAGGCTGATGATGATAAAGATATGTGGGATGAAATCTTTAATTCATAGCCCTAATTAACAACAAGAAAGGAACTAATTATGGATACAAAAATAATCGCAATCACTTGTAATTGTGGCAATGCTAAATATTATCTAGAACGGAAAGTTCAACTACTATTGGAAGAATATCAAAAACGTGAATTCCCAGAAGCAACACCACCTAGCTTTTATCGTTTGTATTGGGAACACAAACGTATCTACGAGTTGAGACAAAATCCCAAACTCAAAGAATTTGCCGAACAATGTGGTGTTCTCGACTATCTACAAAGACCTAACGCTGGTTCTGATAAGGTGTTTATCTTTCCAGAAATTGGTAAACATATTATTATGACCCAAGATATTGAAACAATCCTAACCACAAAGCCAAAAGAGGTAGAATATCTCTTTGAGCAAGCAGAGCCAATTGAATAAACCTAATATAAAGGAACTCTAATTATATGAAACAAGAATTTACATTAGATAAGTTAAAAGAGCTAACAGATAAAGTAATCGAACCTTATTTGGTGTTGATTGAGCAAGCACTTCAATCACCACTTAGCCAAAATCTCACCAGAGAGCAACAAGCTCAAATGGTTGAACAGATGTTTACTCGCTCATTACGATTGGTTAATTTTGCGTTCTTTAAAGAGGTTAATAGCTATGTTGATACACTAACTCAAGCTGATGTTGAAAAAGAAAAGAAAGCACAAGCTAAAAAAGCACGACAAAAGATTACAACCACCCCTAAAAAAGCAAACCCAAATCATAAGATGACGCTCAAAGAATTAAGGGAACGAAGAGCTAAACAGTTAAACAATAACGAACAGAAAGATTAAGCATTATGGCTAAGCTGGTTAAGAATACAATTCGGCGACCACCGCTCACCAAGGAAGAAACGCTGAGAGCGTTAAGTGATTTCGGCTATTTCTGTGAAAGGTGTTTGAGTATTTATGATAAGAATGGTAAGATTGTGCCATTACGCTTAAACAAAGCCCAGACAATCTTTGCTAATCTGTTGCTCAAATATATCTTTGCTCCGAAACCAAAACCAATTACTTTGGTGATTTTGAAAGCACGGCAAATGGGATACACCACCGTGCTTTTAGCCTTGGAGTTGTATATCTTGATTAAGTTTAATAATAAAGAATATGCTTCGTTGAATATGAAACACTTTCTCCACCTTGGTAGTATTGTGGAAGAAATCACCAGTGATAAGATGTTGCCAATGATTGAAATGCTCCACCCAACTTTCTTTGGGGATTTTCAGTTTAATAAGAGTGAACGCAAGATTAGATGTATCGGTTTCAAGGGACAGAAGAGAAATAATACAGTTCGGTATCATACGGCGATGAGTGGTGAGAGTGGTCGTGGTGGAACAGCCCAAGCGATAATTCTCGATGAGGTGGCGTTTTATAAGAATGTGGGGGTTATTGAGAAAGGTGCGGTATCTTCGGTGCCGAACAATGGGCTTTCGATGTTGGTTTATGTCTCTACTGCGAATGGGATTAACGAGTTTTATGACCGTGTGGTCGAGGCACAGAATAATCCAGAAATGGAGTTTTTGTTCCTCCCTTGGTTCTTAATGGAAGAGTATATTAGCAAACCCTCCCCTAACTTCAAAGAAACCTTAACCAAGTATGAACAAGAAATCTTGAAAGAAATGGACAAATGGGAAGTTCCAGAACATCTCCGACTTCCGAAGTTAGCGTGGTATCGCAACCACTTGATTACGAAGAAAGGGAATGACTTATCAGCAATGCGACAAGAGTTTCCAAGCAACTGGCAAGAGCCGTTTGTTTCCAGCGATAGCCCAGTCTTCTCGACATCGTTGTTGCTCGAAGAAATGAAGAAAGAAAAGATTGAACCACTGGGTTATGCAACTTACACCCCAGAGGGGAAGATTGTTAATGGTAGCGAATGGGATATTGCGATTTATAATAAGCCGATACTTGGTAGGAAATATGAAATGGTGATTGACCCAGCGTTTGGTGGGGAAGAGGCGGATAATACTTCAATCCGAGTATTGGACAAAATCACCCTCGAAGACCAAGCTGTATATGTATCCAAAAATGAGCCAGAGGATATTGCGGAGCTCGCTTACGCTTTGGGAAAGTATTATAACACGGCACGGATAAATGTTGAGAACAACCGAGGGGAGCTGTTGATAACCTTGCTCCGTAATCGTGGTTATAGTAATTTCTACTTCGACGCTAAGCGTTATAATCGCAACAATCCATACAAAGCAGTCGGCACGAAGATGACTGTTTCAAGTAAAGCCAAGGGAATTGAACGCTTGAAGAGTCTGATGAATCTGGGCAAGTATATGCCGAAAGATGAAGAAACGCTCCAAGAGTTGCTCCACTTTAATTATGTTGGTAAAGGTGGCAGTCGGAAAGCCCAAGCTTGTGGTAATAAGCCAGATGGCACGCCTTACCACGATGACCTCGTAATGGGGTTGGTCAACTGGGCTTTGACCTTGCCAGATAATCTGTTTAAGAATATTGAGAAGTAGTGATTTTAATCCTTAAAAATAGTATAATATAAATAGAACAGTTTTAATGTTCTACGCGTATAATATTAAAATAAAAAGGAATACTTAAATAATGACTTACATAGACCCAAATGCGGAATATGGTTATGTATTACAGTGGATTGAAGAAAGTAAAAAAGCACTTCTCCCACGAATTAAACAAGCTGGTCGAAATCAATCAGCTTATAATCATATTCCCAGTCGGAATACTTATCGAGATTTGGCTCAAAAGTTCGATGTCAAACAAGCACTCCAAAGGGGTGTTTCGCAAGAAACGATTGACAGTATCAAGTGTGCTGGTGAGTTAATTCCAGACGGCAAAAATGATATTGTCTTTAAAACGGTTGAAACAAATGTCAACCAGCTTTCTGGTGGGATTGGACAATTTGAAATGCAAATCTTGGATAAGACCCAAGTGTTGGATACTAATCTGGAACAGATGTTAGCATTAGCTGATGAACAGATTTATTATATGTATGGCTTGGATAAGCTCCGAGATACATCAGTTCGAGAGTTGATGTTGTATGGTGCGACTTACTACTATCCAACCTTTAATAAAGAAACTAAGGATATTGAAGTTGAATTGATTTCGCTCAGCAATATCATTCTTGACCCAATCCGTTATCGCCGAACATCGCCACGCTACATTGGCTTTCATAAAATGATTTCGTGGCAAGACCTTGAAAAAGAGGTTGAATTTAAGAGTGGCTTTATGAAGACCATCAATGACGCTCAATTACAAGCAAAAAATATTCAGGACTTAATGAATAATCCGAATATTAAGAGTAGTCAGTTCAACGAGCAAGAAGTTCGCAGTATGAACCAGATTATCAGCAGCTGTTATACTGGTGAGAAATATACTTCAAATGCTTTCACGCCAGATGGTAAAGCGAAACAGAAATATCAAGGTGAAGATGTTGAGATTAGCTACATCTGGGACTTAACAACAGGGGACAGATTTACAGTTGTAAACCGTAAATTCATCATTGATAAGATTGAAAAAGACCTCGATGTCGCAACCAAGGTTGAAACCGAAACAGCTTATGAAGTGATTGAAAGCAAATTGCTTAAACGGATTAAATCACCAATCATTGAAATTCCATATAAGATTGTGCCAAATTATCCATACCCAATTACACCACTGGACATGTATATGGATGACTTCGACGAACTCTGTTCGATTATGAGCTTGAAAAAGCACAATGAGAGTATTGCTGGAACAATGACCCCATATGGTTCGGAATATGACTTGGCACTCCTAACCACCAGTGCGAACATTTCTGGTGTCGGTGTATCTGGAATGGACGGCACGGTTGGTTTCTTGAACAAACAATATGACCCGTCATTCCTTGATAGTCGTATTCAAGAACGAGAGCAACGCATTAAAGAGGCAATGAACGCTTATTCCCAGATTGATATGGCAATGATGATTGGCGACCGAGCCAGTGCGAAAGAAGTTTCAGCGAACCAAGGAGCAGTGGCTTCTGGACATAATGCTTTAATTCACAACTTGGAAATCGGCTTCTCTGAAATTATCCGAGTGGTTAATCTGTTGTTGGTTAAATACAACAGTGATAAAACGATTAAAGTTCAGATTGACGGAGAGCTCGAAACTGTGCCAGTTGAGAAATTAGCATTAGACGCAATACTAAATGTTCGCTTGAAATCAGAGATTGAACAAGAACGCCAGCAGAAAGCACTAATGGCGAGTCAGCTACTCAACATCGGTGTAAATAACCAATATATCAATCAAGAAGTATTTGTGCCAAAAATGCTTTCAATCGCCTTTGGTAATTTGTTCACACGAGCTGAGATTAAGAGTATGATAACAATGCCAGTCAATCAACAAGCATTGGATACAGCACAGCTTCAAGCTCAAAATCACGCTAAGGAATTACAGCTTGAACAAGATGTGGTCAGCCAGTATCCAAATGAGCGAATTAGTAATATGTTGAACGCTTATATGACACCAGAAGATGTTGCTCAGTTCCAAGCTGAAAATCAGCAAATGGCTGAGAGTGGACAAAACACACCAACAGCTGAGGATTATCTGAACTATCTAAATGGTGATATGACCCAAGCCGAAGCTCAGAATAATCCATACGACACAACTGGTGGACAAATGGAACAACAAATTCCAGAATATAAACAAGACCCAGCAACCGTTGATAACAGTAATGAAACGAGAATCTTGAAGAATATTGGCGATGAGGCAGTTCCTAATACACAAGGGTTAGACCCAGCGACCGCTGGTTCAATAACGAATGGAGATATGAATGTATAATGATGAAATGTTAAAAGCATTGCGAGCCAGCAATACTGATAAAGAAATTTTACTTATGTTAGTTAATGAAGTAGTCAATCATACACGAAGTTCACAAACAGCTCTTCAAGGTGGAAAGACCGAGTATGCTTTAAGCAAGCTCGGTCAAATCTCCACGAGTGTTGAGATACTTCAAAAAATGGTTCGGGGATTGAATGACGGATTTAAAATGGATAGAAAGGAAGATAAATAATGGCTAAGTGTGTTAATGAAGAATGCTTAAGGCAAAAACAATGTGAATGTGTTGAACCACAAAAAACACCAGTCTTTGATGTAAAGAGTGGTAGCGATTTATTAGCTGTTGACCAATCAACTGGCACGACAGCGGTTATCTCGGATACACCAAAATTAGCACGAGCAGTTGAAAAGATTGAAACCTTTGATACTGAAGCAACTGCTAATGATATTAGAAAGATTAAAAGTGATAACCTCAGCCGAGATGAAATGTTAGCAGTTCACCAAGAGGGTGTTCAACGATTGTTCCGTGATAAGGTCAGCAAAATTGCTGGTAAAGGTTTGAGTTCAAACGACTTTACTAATGAAGATAAAGCTAAGTTGGAAGATATTGAATTTAATGCTCAACGCAACCGTGTGAATAGTGTTAACGGTTTAGAGGGAGATGTTCAAATTACTCTAACTGGTTTAGGCTTTAATGAGAATAATTTTCTCAAACCAAACCAAACTTATAGCAAAGAAGAAATCAATCGTTTAATTGATAATGTAAATACTTCTCGCTTTAAAGGTGTTTATCAAACTCTTCAAGAAGTTCCAAAACCTTACGACGGCAACAGTATGTATTTGGTTGGAGCGAGTGAGCCTTATGCGATTTATGCTTTAATCAGTGACCGATTACAAAAGATTGGAGCAACAAATACTGACCTATCTGGTTATGTTTTGAAAACTGATTATGACCGTGAGAAAGATACTTTTGTTCGTAAAGAAAATGGTAAAGGTCTATCAAGTAATGACTTCACGACCGCTTTAAAGAATAAGCTTGAAACACTCCGAATGGGGACTGATGGTGCGAATGGTAAATCAGCTTATGAGGTTGCTCGTGAAAGTGGCTTTACTGGAACGAAAGAAGAATGGCTCGCCAGCCTTAAAGGACAAAAAGGTGATAAAGGCGAAAATGGAGCTAATGGACACGACGGTATTCAAGGTATTCAAGGTGTTGGTATCAAGAATATCGAACTCGCAAATAACTATGGACTAAGGATTACACTCACCAATAATCAAGTTTTTGAAACTGCTTCGGTAAGAGGTGAAAAAGGTGATAGAGGTGATAATGCTTCTGCTCCTACTTACAATGATACAGAATTAAGAAATAAGATTACAGCATTAGAAAGTGGTAAAGCTGATAAAACAGCAATCCCAACTCTACCAGCTGGTATTTTGACTGAAAGTAATTTGAACTCGAAAGCTCGAACATTATCTGGATTAGAAATTACCTCTGGAAATGGCTCAGGTTCAGCAAGTATCTTCTTAACTCACCCACAAGGTAAAAAGTATGAATTCTTCTCAGACGCAGTTGGAGCTTTTGGCGTTTGGAATAAAACCGAGAACCAGAATACTTTCCGTATTGATAGCAACAACACAACCTTTTATAAAAACTTGAATGTTAATAATCTACGAGTAGCTAATGTCCCAGACCCAACTCAGCCACAAGACGCAACTAATAAACGCTGGGTAGAAAGTCAAATCAATAGTGTGCGACCAAATGTCAATAAAGACTATGTTGACAATAAATATCAAGGTTTGGCAACTTCAGTTGACGCTAATACTAATGGCGTTAGAGATTTGAAAACAAAAGTTGACGCAAATACTAAGAAATTAGCAAATTTCAACTCAGATACGATTGCTTATTCGTTCGGTGTTGGTTGGGGTCAAAACATAAATATGTTCAAGATTGGTCAAGTTGTATATTGGCATACAGTTTATGTCGGCAATCGTGGAACTGGCACAATGAGCGGAGTAATTCCAGAAAAATATCGCCCAGCATATGAAACATCACTCTCTATTACACTAATCAATAATTACGCAAATGTTGGTAATGGCGTGTTTAAGTTCTTCCCGAATGGTGATGTTCAATACGCTGGAACAACTGGATATAATGAATATCACGGCTCTGGAGCATATATCTCTAATAGTTTATAAATAAAAAAGAAAGGAAAAATAAATGGCAATATCAAAAATGATTTATGATGACCGAAGTGCCCCAATGTCTTGGCACGAGGTCGAAAGCTTCCAAATTGTTTTCGGACAAGAGGACGGACAAGCAAGAGGAACCGCTGCGGTGGCGAGCTATTCAAGCTCACTTCCACGACAGAAAGAGCTAAAAGCTAAGGCAGAGGGCAACGGTTCAGCTGATTTTAGTATTAGTCGTATCTCTGTGCCAGTAGTTATTTCTGGTGAAATGACACTCGCAAATGTCGAACGAGCTTTACTCCAAACTGATTATTTCAAGGGTGGAGAACGGCAAGTTTATAGTGCAGAGGCTGGGCGA